GTTATTATCAGAATAAAAGAAGTTAATAGTTCCAGAAACATTAAATTGAGTTGGGCCACCACTTGTTAAGGGTCCTAATCCAAATAATTGAGCATTTACTGAAGATGATACTGTAGTAGAACCAGAAGCTAAACTTGAATAGTTAGATGAAAAAGTTGATGTACTATATATAGTTTTACCAGAAAATAGAGTTGAACCAACAGGTGCAAATCCTTGAGCAGTTAAATAAGTAACATCTGTATTAGTTGAACCTGAAGGTACAGATCCTGCTGGTGCAGTAGATGTTCCTGTATTCAACTGATTTTCAGTAAGAGTAGTACTATAGGTTTTTGTATTTGGAGAAGCATCAGGTGCAGAAGCACTTAATAATCCTGCCATAAATCTTAAAATTTCAGATACGTCTGTATTACTTGTAAAGTTATTAAAATATGAACCTGTTAAACCTGAACCCCAAGCATTTGAAGTTGGAACTCCAGCATTATGATTATAAAACCATCCTGATTGGCTTACTGATATTGCGTAATTATTTGCTGCTTGAGAAGCTGTAGTTGTTATTGGAGATGATCCTGCTGGTTGTAATGTACTTCCTGATATTTTTATTGAAGAAGTAGTAAAATATACATCTGTAGAACCTGATTGTTGGAATATTGAAGATCCACCTCCGCCTCCTGAACCTGTATCTACAGTAATTGGAAATGTTGAACCATCACCTTTAGTAAAAGTAATAGTATTTGAGTTTATACTAGCTGTAGTTAATAATGAACCTGTTGATTGAGTAATCCCGGATGTACCTGTAGCTCCTGAGGAACCGCTTGTACCTGTAGCTCCTGAAGAACCTGAAGTACCTGAGTTACCTGAAGAACCTGATGCACCATCTGCTCCTGAAGAACCTGAAGTGCCACCTGCACCTGAAGAACCTGAAGTGCCACCTGCACCTGAAGAACCTGATGCACCATCTGCTCCTGAAGAACCTGAAGTGCCACCTGCACCTGAAGAACCTGAAGTGCCACCTGCACCTGAGGAACCGCTTGTACCTGTAGCTCCTGAGGAACCAGATGTACCATCGGCTCCTGAAGAACCACTTGTGCCTGTAGCTCCCGAGGAACCACTTGTGCCTGTAGCTCCCGAGGAACCGCTTGTACCTGTAGCTCCTGAGGAACCAGACGTACCATCGGCTCCTGAAGAACCTGAAGTGCCTGAGTTACCTGAAGAACCTGAGGTACCTGTAGCTCCTGAAGAACCTGAAGTACCTGAGTTACCTGAAGAACCTGAGGTACCTGAGTTACCTGAAGAACCTGAGGTACCTGAGTTACCTGAAGAACCTGAGGTACCTGTAGTTCCTGAAGAACCATTTACTCCTGAAGTACCATTTACTCCTGAAGTGCCAGTTGCACCTGAAGTACCACTTGTACCGGATGATATAACACTTAAAGGAGTAAAACTAAATAATCCAGAACTTGTATTATAAGTTACAACTTGATTTGGTGTTAAATTTTGTCCTAAACCAAATACAACAAGGGGATTTGAACCAGAAATTACTAATGAACCTGTAATTACAGCTGAACCAGAAAATGGAAATCCATTTCCTGAACCTGAAATAAAAACAGTTACACCGGTTGTATTAAATTGAGACAGTTGAACTGAACCAGTAAAGTTTATATAAGGTACACTAGAACTTACTAGTGTACCATTTTGATATATATCAATAGTACCACTTCCGGTATTGGGGTCTACATTATATACGCCAACGGGAACTTGGTCAAGAAATCTAACTATGGCCATTATTTATTTTTAGGTTTTATCCATTATAAATATGGCAGACTAAGGTATCAATCCAGTTCTTTTTTGATTTTCTAAAGATTTTAATGTTTCTCTTTCTGTAATAGTTCCATCCCCATTATCTTGGCCTGTATATAAAGCATCAATTGAAGAAGCTTCAATTGAAAAAAGTACCTTTGTTGTGTCTGTATATTTTTTTAATGAATTTATATCTTTTTGTAAAATTTCTGGAACGATATATCCATTTAATTTTATGTTAAAAGTACTTCTTACAATGCGTTCATCGTTATTAACTAATTCAGTTTGGAATCCAAATGAATCAATCATTGCTTTAAATTTGTATCGTTGAGGATCACCCCAATAGGCATCGGAAGCATATTCAATTGCTTCTACTATTTTATTTAATTGTTCTACATAATATGTAAAAGCAATACATGTATAAGTAATAGTAATATAATCCGGAATTACAGTTGCATAAAATTGTCTTTCAGGAGTTCTATTATTTAATACTTTAAAATTATCGTATGAATTTCTTGGATCATATTTTTTAGTAGAAACACTGTAGTTATGAGGATTATTAGCATCTAATTTATTACCAATTGTTCTATTTTTTTCTAGTGAATCACGTTTAAACATGATTAGAGGAGCCATAATTTTACCATTTTGGTCTCTGTAATATCCATCTTTTTGATATGATTTCCATTTTTCAGGAGAACCATAAATTACAGGAACAGGTAAACGTTCACCATTTTGTAAAACTGAAGGTTGTATTACATTTTCAAAATAATAAAATACAGCTTCATCAATATCCTGAATACCAATACTAAATGGTTTTACATTATCTCCTTTAAATGAAGTTTGTAAAGCTCTACTAACAGGTTTAACATTAGGATCGTCATAATTAGGATTACCAGCAGGAACATAATCTGATTTATGTTGCTCAACACTAATTTCTCTTTGTGTTTTTGGAGTTGGTTTATTTAATCTAGTTTTAGCCATTACATTCTTGATAATATAATATTAACACGATCTGATGGTACATAATGACATACGCATTCTATTCCAACGTTATATCCAAAATTTTCTAATCCAGGATTTAAAGGATTATTTCCATCAGCATCATAATAAGGATAAGCAGGATCTTTACCTGCATAAAACTGGGTGGTATTAGTATTATCTACTTCCCAATATCCATTTTGATATTGTATAATATCGCCCACTGCAGGTTGTAAATTAGCACCATAAGACCCAGATAATGGATTTAAGTTTGAACCAAAACTCATACTAATATTATAATCTAGTGTAGGACTTAATAAATCATCAATTAAAAAATTAAAAGTAAGAGGCCAATCAAAATCAACACCTAAATCACTAGTTGGGGATGTTGAGTCTCCTACTTCTACTAAAGCAAATAACATAACAGGATCAGCAAAACTTCTTCCTTCTGCTGCTTCTCCATACATGTTAACTGTTGTATTAGCTACATTGTATTTATAAAATATTACTTCTTGAGATATAATGTTTCCCATCAACTCTCGGTTGACTCTTCTAAACATTGATATATCACGAGCACCTCCGTATAAAGCCATATTATCCTATAAAAATTGTCATTGGTACTTGACTAATTTCAGCCACTCTAGCTACTGATTCTGCTTGTCTTCTTTCAAGTAATGCTTGACGTGAAGTTTGATCAAAATATTCTCTTAATCTTACAATTAATGCTTCTCTTTCTGTAGCGGCTGATGTTACTAAATTATCTCCATTTAATGTTACTTCTGATCCTGGGATAGGAATAGTTGAGTATTTATTTCTTACTAATCCTAAAGCATCTTTAGCTCTAGCTAAAGTATATTCAAAAATCCAACTTCTACCAATTGAATTAATTTTAGTGTATGTTGGGTTTACATAAGGAACGTTTGATGTGTTTGAAATTTTATTTGTTCCATCTCCAAAGGCAGCATCTAATCTATCTTGAATTTTAATAAAATCAAATACTAAATAAATACCATAATCTAATCCACCTTCAAATCCATCTTCACCAAAAGCACCAGTACCTGGTACTGGGAATACTGAAATTATATTATTTATAATATTAAATGAATAATTTGAAAGTGTTACTTGGTTTTGCATCTCAATTGCTTGAATGTTTTGCATAGTAAAACTTGTAGGCATCATCAAATAAGCAGCAGTACCATATCCAAATCCATATAAACCAGCAGCAGGAACACCTCCTAAACCACCTTGTCCTGCTATTAAAGCAGGAGAATATAATTGACTAACAGCTGGTGGTGCTTGGTAATAAACATTTTTTATTTCAATACCACCTACAATGCCTTCATCTTCTGCCCATTGGGCTAAATCATAACGTTGTTGTCCTGGGGTTAAAGCTAGTCTACCTTTATACCATATTACATTACCCCCTGTTCCTGCTTCTTCACCATATTGTTGAGATAATCTAACAATAGTAGAAAAGGTAGGTGTAACAATATCATCATTAACATCTACGGATGTAGGAGCTCCTTCTAAAGATAAATAATTATCTCTTGTTTGGAAAGCATATAATTCATTTCCATATATGGTTACTGCTTCTTCAAATCCAGCCCAAAAATTAATATCTTGTAATTCGACGTTTTCAATAGGATAACCTAAACGCAAAGCACAAAAGTTAGCAACTTTATTAGCATCCGTTTGAAATTGAGAATCAGTATCATAAAATCCAAAAGGGGTTGGAGGTGGCCATGTACTAGGTGTAGCATAATAAGATGCTGATACTTGAGCAAATGAAGAT